TCCAGCGCTGGCAAAGTTTGGCCCAAGGCGATGATGCCTCAGCAAGCGACTGCCAAACTCAACATTACTATCAAGAGTATATGTTGTGCCAAGGTAAAAGGCGTTGACGATTTTTTGGAGAAGGATGAAAAGCCTGAAACAAAGAAAGAGGAAACGACACAACGAAGTGCACGTGATAGCGATAGCTCCGATTGAAAATTATCATTATACCTAGCGCATGGTTGGCTTTAAAAGAGATCGACCTTCGCACGATTCTTTTTTTGGAGCTCGTTATACCGAAGGCAGTAAAATATTGAAAACGGAACCAGTCATGAACAAGCAATCATGGGCACAGCAAGACTTTGCTGGGCCTTTTAGTCCTGCTATGTATGGTGCCATGAAGCGTGGATCTAAAATCCGCGCTTCTTACGTCCCATACGAAAAGTATGGACGTCGCCGAACGTACGCGAAGCGTACTGCGAGGTATCCTCGTAAGCGTGCTTACGCTTCCCGCCCTAAATTTGGCGGGAGGAAGGGTTCTCGTTTCTATTACTCTAAATACAAGCCCAAGTCTTATTATGTGCAAGGATCCCGCGCCAACATTAAGCGTATGGGCAGGACTTGGCGTTCTGCGACGAAGACGCAGCAGGCCAACCGCAAGCGCCTCGGCTATTACGGTCGCGGCAAATATGGTATGCAAACTATGCGAAAAGCATACAACTTTGTTAATACCCCTGCTTTCAAAAGCGGATTTCGTCAAGGTTTTGCCGGCGTTGCCGACGCCGCAGCAGCGGGGGCAGCAATGGCTACGGCTGCAGGTCAACCTGAATTTGCTGTCCCCCTCGGAACTGCCGCAGGTGTTTTAGGTGCCGCTTCCTCATACATGGGAAGGGGCGCCTACAAAAGTAATGGTCTCATAACTGGTAGCGCAAGCACCATGCCTCGAATGCAGAACATCAACGATGAGACCGGCACTCTAATTGTTTCTCATCGAGAACGTCTCATGGACGTTTTCGCTCCTGCCGACTCTGGTTTTCACCAGGACGTCTTTACCGTGTCTCCTGGTATCGAGAAGACGTTTCCTTGGTTGTCCCAGATCGCCGCCAACTACGAGGAATATGAGATGGTGCAGTGTGTTTTCGAATACGATGGCCACTCCCTCGTTGGCATCAACGATACCCTCGAGGTTCAGGGTTCGTTGATCATGGCTACGCAGATGAACGTCAAGGACAAGCCTTTCCGTGATCGCCATGAGATGGAAAGGTTTCCGCATGCGTCTAAGTGCGCTCAGCACGGATCTATGGCCCACGGTGTGGAGTGTGATCCTCGCAAGATTCAGGGCGATGGTCATCGCTACATCCGTATGGGTGGTCTTGCCAAGGACGAAGACGCTCGCGACTTCGACCATGCCAAGTTCACTATCGGCCAGTACAACACCCCTACCGAGCTTGCTGGAAAGGAGATCGGTCAGCTCTTTGTGTATTACACCGTCAAGCTGATGAAGCCCAAGATTTCATCTGGCCGAGGTGACGCAATTAGCACTTTCAGGGCGTTTTGCGAGAACCCTGTTCTTACTCGTGCTTTTGGCCGACTTGCTTCTGATCCTGACCAAGACCTTGGCAACGGAATGCAAGTTGCTGCACGTAATTCGCTTCCTCTGACTCCTTCCTATACAGTGGCCACTCCCGCCACTACGACTACCCCACAGATCCTCCCAGACGATCTTGTGTTGACCTTTGATCCATATGTCAGCGGTACTTTCCGTATTACTGCGACGTTGAAGGTTACAGCCGAAATTACCTCGGCGGTCACTGTAGTTGCTGATGGTTCAGCTACAATTGTTAAATCTCAGTTCCCATGCACAACTGGCGATGTTGTATTCCAGTCTACTGGTACGGAAGCAATTCTTATTGCTGACGTCCAGGTAAGGCCTCGTGACCTAGCGAGTTCTTCGCTTGCGTCAGTCAAGATTGACGGTCTTCACGCTATTGACCTCGTTCAATCTTGCCTTGAGGTTACTGAGATTAACATTCTCGAGGAGACTTCAGCTACGGATCAACCCGAGTTGAAGCTTATTGCGTAAAACCATTATTTGGTGCGCATGTCGGGCTCTGCAGGAGTTCAGCCGCGGTGGAAACGTCGAGCTGATGAGATCGCCGATGCTATCGGCGATGAATTATCAGTTACAGTGTTAGCACCAGTAGATATCGGAAACGATGTTAAAATACACACAGAAAGTATAACAGCTTTAGCCGCAGCATTACCAAGTGCTGCTGATATTGCATCTGCAATTTGGTCGGAAGTAGGACGTACTGTAGCTATTAGCAATGCACAATCTGCCAGCGATCCATTGCACGTAGAGTTACGTAACGTTCAAAACGGATTTACGGCGTTGGCATCTAATGTAGCCACTGCTATGAAGACAGGTAACGCACAGCATGTGAAAACAACAACTGGCGATACTGTTGACGTATCAACGGCAATTAACCAATCCTTAACTGTTAACGGAAGCGTAAGCGCTAGCATTGGCAATGCTACAGTGCCAATTAGAACCGATGCAAATGGTGATCCAGTCGATGCTAATGGAAATGTAGTGGAACTTACAGTTAACGGCAACAATTTGCCAAGTGTCAACGTTGCCAACGGCAACAATATATCAGTACCTGTTAAAGCAACGTTGGCTGGTATTCCTCAGAATACACAAGGTACTGCGGTATACATACCAGCTAAGACGGTATCCAACGATCCGACGAAGCTGGCTAATTCAAGTGGTAATCAAGTAAATGTAGGTGTTGATGTGTCAACATCAAGCGTGCCTGTTAAGACAACAACAGGCACATCGTTTGCTGCGGATGTTAATGGTAATTTGGTTGAAGCCCCAGTCAGCAACCAAAATTTACCAAATGTACTTGTTAAGACGCTCGCTACAAATAATACTTTGGCCGCAAACGCCGCTGGAGCAGCTGTTAATGTACCAGCTAATTTCATTGGGGCTGGTACACTTGATGTGAAAATTACTGGCGATGACACACATGGCATTATTATGTCTAAAAACTATTTTCAGAGTGGCAATCAAAACCAAGATTATTCTTGCCAAGGATTGGGTCTTGGTGCGTATGCTGGTTACGACGCCATTCAAGGAGTACAAGGGGCCGTTGGCGGCGTACCAGTAACAACCGAAGGTTGGACAATACGGTGTAACGGTGTTGACATACCCAACCAAGACATATCAAATGGTTTGCGTGGAACTACGCCCACGCCAACACCAATACAAGCAGGAGTCTCAACTCCAAGTTACAGTTCCTCTGCATCAAGCCATCCTTTGCTAATACTCATTGATAGTCAAGAAACAGTCGACAAGTACCACGGTCGCAAGGTTACACTGTCAAGTGTTGCGAACGTATGGATTGTGGAACCTATTGAATCCCGGAGCAACTCAACAGCACTGGGATATATCACATCTCAGAATGCTGGAAATGCTGCCTCAGCATATTCATGGCAAATTCTTGCTGACGATGGCACTGAATACATAAATCAGCTATTTTGGGATCAGGGCAATTATTATACAGGAACTACTGCAAACAAAAGCAAATACATTGGTGCTAGAGTAATTAGAAACCCAGGACAATACAATCAATGGTACGTTGTTGGCATTGATGCCATTTAATTTGGCGCAATGACGCAACAAGAACAAGAAGATATGACAAACGCGAGTTTCGAGCGTATCGCAGAACTATGCGGGGCTCGGTTTCACGAGCTTTTCGATGATCTTGTACAAGATCTTGTCAAGTACATGGAAGACGAAGTTAACAAAATTGTAGACGAACGCGAACGCGAGAGCGTGAGGAAGCTGATGCATGAGGAGCTTAGCGAACTTACCGATTGAAATAAACAACACAATATTGTGCACAATGCCGCAGCCACAATGGTATCCCAATAATCTCAAAGGATATAGAATCAGATCAGGCCACGAGCGAAAGCAACGTGTGCCCACAAGACTCAGAGATCTGGACGACTGGATGGATACAGGAGCGTTGGAATATCGGTCGTATGGTCGACGGTATATTCAACCTCAACCCATCAACGAGAAATGGTATCGTGACTGGAAAAGATACGAAAGTGATGGTAACAGCCGACAGCTGTTCCAAACGAGGCGTGCGCAACGCCCCCCTAGTTTATTACAAAGACATGGCGGATACAAACGTTATCATAGAACTATTAAAAATTTACAACGTTATGAAAAGGATTTATATTACGCTGAAGATATTGGTATGTTAGCTCGCCAGCGCTGGCCTCAAGATCATTACAACTAGCGCTATGAAGCGATCTGAAGCATATTGGAATTCAGACGATGAAGATGATGGACCGCGCACGTATAGGAACGTGCGTCCAGCACGAGCAATGCACATAGACTATGTGCAAAGTAGACAAGCCATGACTGAACTCGATGCAGAAATACAAAATATTTTGCAACGTGTTGAGAAAGCAGACAAAAAAATACAATCGTATTCACTGTTTGTGTCGCGTTGGCCTTACGAAGTTTCAAAGTGGTGGCATGACGATATTCAACTTTTGCAATATAACAAAAAACATGACCTTAGAAAAGTGAATCAATTGCGAAGGCAGTGGAGTTTCCATGCCAACAACTATCATCGTTATGATGACGTCGGCGCGCAAAGTGTCCATGCAGAGCATGCATATCTGACACATTTAGACAACATGGAATGATCATTTTCACAAGCGCAGTATGGTGCGCTCACATCATTTACCACGAGCTTATCCAAGCTACCTACGTGGTTTTAATTCATATTACCAACGACGCAACGTCGTTTTAACACTTGTGAATCATGATTTAGATGAAATTGATATACCATATGGCCAATTAACCGATCTTATGTATGATCATGATTACGACACAATTTATCAAACCAGGAAAATTATACGTAAGTCATTACGTATACACGAGAGGATGTTACAACAAGCTCGAGAGGGTGTCATAGTACTTGGTATTGGTGAAGAATTTTATTCTGAAAGTGAACTAGAAGCTATTGCATATGGTATTAAAAAACACAAAGTGTTTTTACAACATCCTGCCTTCTTTATGGATTAAGTGTGTTTTCTGAAAGAGAACCAAGAGCAGGCCTAATTAGCTGTGGCATAGTCAAGTTAATACCAGTTAAGTGAATAACAGTCCATCTATCTGCTTTGAGCTTCTGCATGTCAGGTGGATTATTAGACAGAATAATCACGTGTTTAGGCGTGAACCTGTACTGGCACGAATTATATTTCGTGACAAGCATGCGACCATCCTTGCAATGCTCAGCGACAGTATATACAACATCCATCCCGTATTCAGCGTTTGAGCAAGAGACGTCAAACACGATAGTGTTGCAACCTGGCTCACGAACATGCTTGGACAAGATATAAAGAAGGTCAGCCTTCTTAGCAGGCTGTAAAACAACAGCCTTGCACATTGTCTGCAGGTAACCAGCCATGAAAGATTTGCCAACTCCACCAGTTTGCTCCCAAATGTAAACAACTTGGCGATTATGAACAGGCGATTGAGTGAACTCAACAAGCCTTTGTTGCCATGGCCTGAGTGTTTGTTCATTGTAGAAGGAAACAGCTGCTTCGTGTGCTTTTTTCTGACCAACCAAGTTGTAGTACGTCTCAGACGTGCTTGCACACTTTGCAATAGCCTCAAAGTGGTTGCTGTAAATGTCAGTCCAATTCTCCTGATTTTCAATTGACATTTTCAGCTCGCTGAGGTCGTTGCGCTCTCCCTGACGGGGAGAAGCAATATCACGAAGCTCGCCGTACGTGAAGGGATTAGGCATAGGCCATTCGTTGGTGTAGGGGTTGAGCGGGTTGCCCACAGGCAATACCACTTCATCAGCACGTGTGTCATCCTTGGTACAGTAAGCAACGTTGTCGTCACTGCTGCCTCGGAGAGGGTGCACAATATGGAAGGCTTTGCCGTTGAAGGTGAAGAAAGCGCGCCACTTGTCGAGCTTGACTTTGTGGTTTGACTGCACGTACACCTGGAAATGCAACTTGTTGGTATTTTCGCCGCGTTCAGCCTGGCCAGTGTAGTATGAAATCTTCGATCTTGTTGTTAATCTTCTATTTTGCATAGTGGTAATCCAGTCATACAAATCAAATAAATCTGATTCAGTTTCATTACATTGTATGACTACCTAATCATATAGGGAAGAGGGCAACTTGAACGTTAGTTCTTTGACCTTGAAATCCTCGCTAACGAGCTTATCAATCCAATCAGGATCACGAGCACACTCAGGAATATCAGAATATTCCACTGAGTACTTAGGACCAATCGTAGTAGGTACGATTCTCCTTGCAGTCTTTGCTTTGCGCGGAGCGCCTGGGCACGGTGAATAACCGGTTAACTCAAGAAATCGATGAATGATTTCAGAGTCTTTCGGTGAACCAGGTTCAAAGCTGTCTTCCCTGATCGTGGCACACGATGGAATCTTGCGTTCAAACCGTTTGTCACACTTCGTGCATAAATGTGGAAGAGGCGATCCGAAAGGATCGGGCAAGGACTCGACTGTGTAACCATCTTTCCATATGCGATAATTGTGTTTGCACACGTGATCGGTGGAATCAGGGGTCACGTGCTTGATTTGGAGGTTTACCTGTATGTGTTCAGCGGACATCTGACCGTAATCAAGGTTAAAATATGGTTAGTCAATATAAGTATGTTAAAAGAGCACATCACAAATTGGGGGAACGAAGGAAAATTTTGAATTTTCCCGCCCAAACGTAATATGGGGCGGCGCAGCCGGCGCGAGAAGATCGACGCCGCCGCGGAGCGAGTATGACGAGATAGAAGCTGAAACTCGAGTATGGTGTGTCAAATGACGTCCTGCGTGCACTCACCGAGTTTGAGCCTGAGGGGACGCGTAACGGCGAACTTCGTCCTGGAGCGTCTTCGCGAGCGGTCGTATGCGTCGACTTGAGTTTGTGTTGTGCCAGGCATCCCAAACTTTGGAACTTTAAATATAATGAGGAAATTCCTCATTCGTAAATATACGATGATATTTAGGTACGCAGTAATATTTTAGGTTGGTTTTGGGTTTAACGATTAGGGTACATCGTAACATAAAATTTTTTTTAAACTATAGAAGCGGGATGATTGACCAATCAGAACGCTTCGTCGCAGAAGTCCGGCTAACTATTACCCGGACTTCTAAGTTAAAAAAAACGCCACTTTAGTGTGCGTTTGAACTTAGAAGAGTGGGGCGGGTGCCGGGGCCAGGGCGGCATAACTAACTGCGCATAAAATACGAAAAAGCGGAGCGTCTTGTAAAGCGGCTTTATCGTACAATGCTCAGTTACAGTCAATTTATTGATCGACTCCGCAATGAAGGAGCGATCATCATAAAACAAGACCAGTATCACGAAGTGTTAACGATAAATGGAGTTATCGTTATTAACTGGTTTCCTACTGGATATCCCGACAAAATGCCACAATTAAGGAAAGGAAGGCACTGGAGAGAGTTTGGCGAAGACCTGGTAGCCACAGTAATGCTACCAGGCGCCTGGTACAGGCGCATACGACAAGTATGGCGAGACTATGGCAATGAAAGTGCTTCTGTAAAGCACATCGGCTTCAGCCGAGGCGGCGGTATCGCTGCTTTTTTTGGCGGGACGGCATACGGAGCATTTTTGGTGCCAGGTTTACCTGTGCACAAAGACGCAAAGTTTATGCCAGTGTACGATTGGTTTCACGGGTACGCGTTACCCGTTGTTAACAAGCCAATCTCAAGGATTATTGGCGCCAGAAGTAGGCGCGCCAATCCAGCGCTGGCAAAGTTTGGCCCAAGGCGATGATGCCTCAGCAAGCGACTGCCAAACTCAACATTACTATCAAGAGTATATGTTGTGCCAAGGTAAAAGGCGTTGACGATTTTTTGGAGAAGGATGTAAAGCCTGAAACAAAGAAAGAGGAAACGACACAACGAAGTGCACGTGATAGCGATAGCTCTGATTGAAAATTATCATTATACCTAGCGCATGGTTGGCTTCAAAAGAGATCGACCTTCTCACGATTCTTTCTTTGGAGCTCGCTACACCGAAGGCAGTAAAATATTGAAAACGGAACCAGTCATGAACAAGCAATCATGGGCACAGCAAGACTTTGCTGGGCCTTTTAGTCCTGCTATGTATGGCGCTATGAAGCGTGGATCTAAACCCCGCGCTTCGTACGTGCCATACGAAAAGTATGGACGTCGCCGAACGTACGCTAAATACA